AACTGTGCTTGTTCGTTTTCTGTTTCTTTAGCTTCTTTTGCCTGTGTGCGCTCGCTCATGACCGCTAGAGGGGTTTTTATTGGTTCGATGGGTTTGTTATCCTTTAATGCTAAACCATCCTTTAAACCACGGCGATAAGCCCATAAAAATAAGTATGGAAAAAGCACCGCCGTGACGATGCCGATTATTAATTCAAACATATTAATCCTCCACTAATTCATAGGTCATTTCAAAAATATCTGGTTTACATGGATATATTTCGCCCTTGACACCCTTGATAATGTAATCACCGAAAGATGCCTTCATCTTGCCTTCAAGTGTTGATATTAAAAATCCCCCATCGTCTTGCACGTTTCTTACGGTTGCATTAGCTCCAATCACGCTTGTTTCCATGCCAACATGAAAGACAAACTCAACGGCGTCATAGATGCTATCATAATTGTTTTCTAGCCTTACCGCTTCAATTACAATCGGTTTCTTTTTATATCTCATTTTCCTTTTCCTCCTACATTCCAAAATTAATAAAACTCTCACTTATATTAGTTTCAAACGGATTTTCTGGCTTCTTATATAATCCAAAATCATCACGCGTTTGGTCTGTTACTGTCGGTGTAGCTTTCATATACATAAGCCAATTTAAAGCCTGGCTAAGTGCATCTACTTCATCGTCTCTTTGGACTTTCTTATCTGGTTTGAACGCTGCGCACTGTTCTATGATTTCAATTCCCCATTGACACGTTTCATAAATGCCTGGTGAAATTTCTATCTTGTCGGGTATCCACACGTTACCGGCAATAAATAAGGGCAAAATAACATTTACTCTCTCTGCCTTGCTTTTCGTTCCGGGATTAATTGGTATTAAGCCGTGAACTTTATTCTGTAACATTCTTATTGCCGCCGGACCGTTGGCTTTATCTTCTATGAGTTTTGCTGTGGCATCTGGATATTTATCATTCCATGCGGTTATTCCCTCCATGGTTTTCACTATGTCCATCCTACCGCCCTTGTGGTCGACAAGATAATAATTTGCCCCATTCTTGCCCCATACTTGACCGGCTACAGGATCCGCTGTATCTTTTAACGCACAATCCCATGATTGAACCTTTATGGGGAAGAAGTGTGCTTTTTGCATTTCAAGAGTTAAAGCATATCGTTTCCAATATTCTCTCTTTATCATGTTTCCTTCAAGGGAAGAAGGTCTTTGCTGCATAAGTGCGTTCCATGCTCTCATTCCACCTTCTGTTGGGTCGTTGATAAATGACTGTTTAAAGGTCTTTAACCAGGCGTTGTCTTTCCCTGCTTCTATAAGCAATGCGTCCCCGGGCTGCCTTCCGGTTATTTCTTCGTATTCCTCCGCCTCGAGCGGAAAACGTATTTCGAACCATTTGTCTGGCTCATTATCAAGAAGATAGCCGATTAAATCGTCTTCGTTCCATCTAGTGTGTACGATTATGTATTTGCACTTCGCAGAAGCCCTAGTCCTTACAGTGTTCAGCCATTCATTAATTACGAACTGTTTATATGTCGGGCTGTCTGCATCTTGACGATTTTTATAGGGATCATCTACAATCGTTAAGTCTGAAGGGGAACCGGTAATTGCTGCGCCGATACCACGACTTAACATACCGCCCTTTGTTTTTGCTATCTCAAATTCGTCAGCGGCTTTTTTGTCTGGAGAAATCTCCAATCCGAAAAGCTGTTTGCCAAATTCATTTATCTTTTCAATGTTTCTTCTGCCAAATCTGTTCGCTAAATCATCACCATAAGATATTTCTATAACGTGATCGTGAGGATTTTTGCCTAAATAATAAGACGGTAATGTTTCGGTTATAGTTCGACTTTTTCCCGTTTGAGCTGGCTGTGATAAACAGATACCCTCATATGGGACACCTTTATCATTTAGAAGCTCGTTATTTATTAGTTTGTCGATGCAGTTGCATATATACCTTTGGAATTTTGCCATCTTGAATTTCTTGTCGAACAGGTGGACATATTCCACATAAGTTGCGTAGTCTTCTCTTGCTAGTAGTGGCATTGTCTGTGCTTGTATCTGTGCTTTTTGTTCGAGTAGTTTTTTCTTGTATAGCAGTATTTCTTTTGGTGTCATTTTTTCTATTGGTTTCATGTATAACACCTCGTCTGTTGTATATAATTGGAATGGAGTAACATCCTAGTCTCTTAATTCGAACACCGTGGCGCATTCCCCGTTTGAAAATTGTGCATCTGCTTGTGTAACTACTATTGTTGAATGTGGGGTTCCATATTTGTAAAGAAAGTCTACCAGTGGTTTACAAGCCTCATTAAATTCTTTGTTCATGCTATTATCGTTCATGATATTATCTCCTTTCGAATCAGATGTTTGTTTATATTTTTGGGATAAATTGGATTGAAGTACTTTTATTTAAAAAAATTGTGGGTTGTCGGATGCTAGTATAGTACTACAAGGGTGCCGGGCAATGGGAGCCTACCCCATCTATTTTCTTCTATTTTGTCTGTTTAGTAGTGTTTCTGCATATTTATAACATCAATTGCATAATATCTTGTATTAATGGCTATATTTTAACACTTCTATACATTTGCATGTATGTTTATAAAGTATTGGTGTGTTATGGCACATTAATATATATGCATTCCATGTGTATATCACTGTATATTATGCATTTATCCTATGCATAAAGTGTTATGTGAATAGTTACGAGTGTGTAATGTATAGTATGTAATCGCTACAATGCCCTGTTTATAAGGGTTTGCTTGATATATGGTAATATATGGACTATTCGCAAAACTTGTGTTTATCGAATAGTTACTATTCAGCCTCTATATATGTTGTCTCTATTGCATCTAGTAGCTTTAATTGGTCGTCTATCTGCTTTAATTGCTCCTGTAATTGAGGAAGGTGTATATTGTTCTGTATTAATGTAAGACCGCCTGTATCAGCCTTTGCGGACTTGTAATCATCTGAATTGTTCCGTAGGTATAGATCGGCAGCGTTTACATCTGGTGGTATGTAGGTTTCCTCTGTATACTCTATTATATCCCCATTATTAAGGACTTTAACCTTGTTTATTGGCTCTTTTACACCGTTTGCCTTGGAGAACATAGAATTCATTACCAGGGAATTTCTCTGTGTGCGCGCTCGTGTGTAGACCTCAATAATCTCACTATATTCTTTCTTATATTCAATCAAACTGTTATGGCATATCCCTAATTCGTCAGCAATAGAATACTCTGTCATTCCCTCACACAGCCATCTATATACATCTTCTAGCCTTGGCAATACATGAGTGTAGTATTTACTTCCTACTATCTTTGTTATTGTCTCTGTGGCCTTTGTAGGCTCTTGTACTTCTTGTACTGCTAGTCCCTTCATTGCTTATCACCTACTTACTATATAATAAAAAGAACCTCATTTCTGAAGTTCCTTTATAATCAACTGTATTCTATTCTTACACTTTGTTTTTATTAATATACTCCGCATATGTGTTTCTACGGTCCGTTCCTTAATTTCTAATTGATCCGCTATGAATTTATTCTTTTCGCCCTGTATAACTAGGTTGTATATTTTCTGCTCTGTTGGTGTTAATCGGCCCAATGGTACATTTCTGCAATCCCTATTATAATTTACTAGGCTACAACTTTCACAATCTCCGTGGTTTTGTGTGCAATATTGTTTACGCATTCATTCCACCGCCGAGTAACTCACTCCAATTGAATTTTTTTACTTCTGTTGTTTGTGTCTCTTCATATTCACATGAAACCGTTTCACCTGGTGCTACTATTTCTACTGCATAATAATGTTTACCATTGTAATTGCAGTCTTCATCGCATTTGTTAAATTCTTTTTCACATTCTGTTAATGTTCCTGTAAATAATACTGTTTCCTGTGATGCTACCATTTGAAATTCGTTTGTGTTGTTTGTGTATGTTGCTATCATGTTATACCTCCAAATGTTCAGGGGCTGTTGTGCCCTGCTGACATTTACATAATACCATGATTATAAGTGGTAGTACATAGGCCTTTAGTCCTATCTTTTGTTGCTGTGTCGTCCGTTGTTGTTTGCTAACCTATATAATAAAAGGAACCTCGCATTGAGATCCCTTTATACTTCCTATTCTATTGTTCTGCTCTTACTGTTATCTTTGCATTTAATGCTACTAGTCTTATATACTCGCTTATGCTTAATCCGTGGCTACTTGCTTTCTTCTCTATCTCTTTATGCTCTTGCTCTGTACATCTTATCGTTATGCTTGCTTGACCTTGTTTAGATGATGGCATTTGGTTCTCCTGTCTTTCCCCGCCCTTTGTGGTATTGTGAATTTAATCGGTTTATGGTTGACCGAAAACCTTTGGGTGGGTTAAATCATAATTTGACGCTACTTTTCTATACCAGCGTATTCAATATTAATATCCACCGCCAGATCATATTCTTCCTCGATGATATCTACTGCATTATGATAGTTTTCAGCTTCTACTACTATTTTTCTAAAATCATTTTCAAATATAAATTTTTTCATTTTCATTTCCTCCATATGATTTGTCGGTTGATTTCCTCAACTCTTAATCACATTGTACTGCGAAGTACGGTACATGTCAATAGGGTAATTAAAATTATTTTTGTGTTTATTTGCATACTAAAAGGACACCCTTACGAGATCATGTCTCAGGCGTCCTTGATTGCCTACGCTCTTGTAGGTCTTTATAATTTAATTGGCAGCTTGCCTAAATTTTAGCCTAACAATTTACCGTAATATTTTAACTCTGCCTGCTTTCTTGCGGTCATAGCATCGTTTATATCATCAAATAGCCCTAATACAATTGTTTTCCCATAATCTTTTATTTCTGCCCTGTATCTACCATTCCTTCTCATATAAACACCCCTAACACCCGTTGTATTATTTTTATACATTTTTTTGTTTAATGATTGTTCTTTCATTGACACCCATCTGCAGTTTGATGGAGAATAATTTTTATCGTTGTTTATTTTATCTAGTGTTAATGTGTTTGAATATCCATTATTTGACGCCCATGATTCAAAATTTAAAAAACTCTCTTTCCACTCTTCGCATATAATTATTCCTCTTCCGCCATAATATTTATATCCAAACATTTTTTCATTGTAGCATCTCTGTTTCATGTTACTCCAAATACTACGCAACCTTTTATCGTGTTTCATTTTAAATTCTCCATTTCTGCAATAAAACAGGCACAGCTTTTCGCCATGCCTTGTTTATAGTTATGGAGAGTGTTAGGAGTATGCCCTAACATAAGTTACTCTCTGTGTATCTTTTGACTATTACAAAAAAGCACCCTGGCTATGGTATTTATTGAATAGTCAGAATGCCTTTTTACCATAAAGTTATTCTATTCCCCTTTGGGGAAATCGGCTATCGTTTCTATTCGTTGCGATAACCGTATATTAGGAGGTCCTTGTAAGCTTGTTTGGTTACTTGCATCTTATACATTATCATGAAAGTATGTACTATTGGGGTTAACTTTGATACATTTTAGTTTAGTAATACACTCTCTTATCTGTTTGTTTTTTTCTGTAAGAGATTCTAACTCTTTAATTTCGTTCTTTGACAGATTACATTCGTGTGCGCAATGATAATCTGTATCCTGTGGTTCGCATGTTCCAAATGCATTTGTCGTATCGTTCATATCGTAAAATCGGCAATTCGAACATTTCATATAGGAGCTCCTTCCGGTTTGTATTCTAAATCTTATTTTACTCACTTCTTACTCTTGCTTAACAGAAAATAGAAATATCTTCTTATCGCCTTATACTTGTTGCACCCACATGGTATATTGCACACATCATCAAGATATGCATAACTGATATGGTCGTTAATGATAGACTTTAATACCCTTGGATATAATTCTTCCATATCTCCGTTATACAGATCGCCGATAGCCTTAATTAGATTCTGTTCAACTAGTGCGCACTTCTCTTCTAGTTCCATCCGTCTCTCAACTAGATTTTCCATTGGATTCCCTGGACCGTGGCATATTGGCATATCCGTTATTACTTTACTACCTACTGTAGTTGTATTATATTTCAATTCATCTCGCCATTCGGTATATTGTAGACAGTAGTTTTTGAGTTCTCCGTATCTATGCCCCGATATTCCGTATTTATCTAGCTTTAAATCTCTTTTATTTGGCACGTATCATCACCCCTTTATCCTCTGCTCTTCCTCGATTAATAATTCCTTTAGCCTCTCTGCTATTTCGTCCTCGGCGTTAGATTTTGCGCTTGCCGTGCATAATGATATTGTGATTAAACTTATGATTGCTCCTGCCCATCCCCCTAGAAGAAACCACATTGCGTTATTCATCCATAGTGGCATCGTCTACCTCCTTTGGTTTCCCATTGTATTCGCACGTTTCACATTTTATAGTGTCTTCATCCTTACACATATTACATCTTTCTGACTCTGGTTTCATTCTGATACACTCCCTTTCCGCACAATTTCGATTGCAGTTTTTAGATCAATTGAGTAATCATCGTATACCAGGTGCGAATGTTTTCTTAGTTCCTCAACTCTCTTTTCAGTATCCATTTTTATGACTTTCTTAATTCTAAAAAATGATGATATTCCGGTGAGGCAATCAACAAAAAAGAATATTAATATTAATATTTCAATTGTGTTTCTCATTGCGATACACTTCCTTTCAATGCTTCCTCTGCGGTTTCATAATTAGGGTAAAACTTAGTTACTTTCCTTTTGCTGATAACGTTGCCGATATGCTCTAATCTTACAACCCATACCGACCCACCATATATGTATGTGATATCCCCTTTGTCTGTTTCGCTTGGAAGTTTAATCAATAGCCCTTTATCCTCTGCATCCTCATATTCTGCAAGTCTGTCATAATATTTCTGGTGTCTTTTAATCTCGGCTATTAATTGCTCTTTACTGGCAGCTATAGGTGCCAAAAATTTAGTTTCTGTTACTGTTAACCGCTCCATCGTTATCCCTCTTTTCATATTCTTCATGGATTTTTATTTCCAAATATTCTACATAATGAGGACAGCTGTGTTTATTTCGTTCTTTCATTTCTTTAATTTCTGTAGCTTCCTTTTGGCTTATTAATCTTTCCATATCCTTTATCTCCCTTCTCACATTGCCAACGTTTCGGTGTCTACATCTGTTACATATCCATCTTGGTCTATACGGTACATATGTCCATCAATAATTAAAATTATAAATTTCATGATTTATCTCCCATCTTGATAAATCAAATTAACCTCGAGTATTTTCAGCACATAATATTGCTTATCCGGTTCTGCTCCCCATTCTGGATTTCCAGTTTTTAAACGAAAAGAACATTTTGCAATAAACGATGGTGACTTTGAAGAATATCCATTTCGAAAGCAAACTTCTTTTATGTCATCTTCAAAATTATTAAATAAATTCGTGAAGCGTTTGTAATAATAATTATTTGCCTCTCTATATTCTTCTTTCTTTTCTCCACTTAAAATCATATCGAACCATTTCTTTTTTATTGGCAGTGTTAACATATACCCCCACTATCTCCCTTCTTGATAAATCAAATTAATGCTGATATTTTTCTTTAGAAAATACTTTTTCTATATCCATATAACCGCCTACTGCCTTGCATAAATCAATACATATACCATCCGATTGCATATTTGCGTCAAATCCTCCATCGTCAAAAGCTTCATATCCGAAAATTCCTTTAAATTCCTGCATAAAATCATCCACCCACATATAAGGTACCCAAATGCAGAATTCATCATCTGAAATCCATCCCATTTCTGCTACGTAACAAGAATCGCTTCCCTCGTTATTGGCGCATAGCCTATATAGTTCTAGTTCATAATTTGTATCAATCATACATACCCTCCTATCTTAATTTACAGTTACTAAACAACACTTTCTTTCACGCTAATTACAAATCGTTTTCCGTCAATCACAACACTAACATCATCTGAGTGCATCACATCAATATACCCTTTGTGTTTCCACTCCTTAATCACCTTTTGTTCTATTGTTTTTGATATTATTTCTATAAAATCAGTTGGTTCCATTTTGTCTTCCTCCATTAAATCTAATTTACAGTTACTTACCATTGATAAATTAATCTACGTTATTTTTCTCTATAATCCCATTCTATTGCTTGGCCGCATGTTATGCAGTGCTTATGACGAGTTTGAGCAGTATTCCATGGTGTGTAATAAAATCCGCTAAATATGGTATGATTACAATTAGGGCAATTAGTATCGGCTCCGCAACCCTGCTCTAATTCTTGACCTTTACGTGTAACAATTATTGGTTTCTTTGGTATTTGCTTTTCAAGTGAGGATATTGCAAGTTCTCTCTCGCGGGTATCGTGCATACAATTTATAACTTCTTCTATTGCTTCTTCTATTGCTTTTTTAATATCATTCATTGGTATCCTCCTGTGGTTGATCGAGATAGTCCCATATATCGTCTATTGTTCGTTGGCATGGTTCAATTTGTATTCCGCTAATTTTACCTAATTGGTATCTTGCCAACTCTAATGCTAATCGCTCATTGTTTTGTCGGATTTCATCACCTTTGGTTAATGGTTTTGTTTGCTCGGCTAGGATGATTTCTCTTACTTCCTCCAGTGCTTCTATGATTGTCTCGTTATAATCCCTTGTTGCTGAATTGGAAAGCTTACTATTTGCAGATATAGAACACTCTGCTATCCGTTCGTCTATCTTCTTCACTATCCCATTCATTTCCGTATCAACCACCTTTTGGATTAAATCGTTTATGTTATTCATGAGTGACATCCTTCCGATATTCGTAAGCCGTCTTTGGTTTCCTAAATTGCCACCATCTGCGTCTCTCTAAATAAATAAGCCTTTCGTGCAGATATTCAAATTGTTCATCGAGTAATTCAAATCTGTCCTGCATCTCCTGTTTCGACATCATATTCCTACTCTTGTTCATCTGCATCCTCCTTGATTGGATAAGCCATTACCTTAGATACTAGTTCGGCTTCGTTTATGTTGTAGTTGTCATGAAGATAATTAATAAGTGTGATAATAACATCTTCTTTGTCGGATGGATTATCAATTGCCTTTGCCTTGCGTAAAAACTCAATTGCTCCTTTCATTAGGCACCTCCTTGTATACTATATCGATTTGTCCATGCTTCGTAGGCTCTTAAGGCTTTTTCTTCATCCTCCGTGGGATTTTCAACATTTATCAAAAGATATTCACTGTTTCCTTCCGCTCCTGCCAATTCTTCTTTACTTATTCCGTCCAAATCCACATTTTCATCATCTGCGTCCTCTGCTTCGGCTTCGCTTCCAAGAGGGCAACTCCAACAATAACATTTCCCCTGTCCTTCTTCGGTTTCATCCTGCTCGGGATGATTACAGCCATATCCGTTATTTACTTCGGTTTCAGCGGTAGAATAAGGACAGACATATGCAAATTCTTCAAATCTCACTATTTTCATTCAGATACCTCCTTAATTTTATAAGCCATTACCTTCGCGCAACTTTTCCTATCATCGTTTTCGAGATAAGCACAATCTATCAATTGGTTATCCGCACATACATCGCAGATATTAAAATCACGCTTCATGGCTTCTTCGTATTCTGCTTTGTAATCCTCGGTGTCACTTGGAAGTTGATAAGCCATTACCTTAGATACTAGGTCAGCTTCTTTAATTATCCCGAACATGTATTTACCGCTATCATCACAAATGTCTTCCAGTGGACATTCGATACCCTCAGAACATTTCATTTCGCAACCATTATAAATTGCCTTTGCTTTGCGTAAAAACTCAATTGCTCCTGTCATTGTTCGTTATCCTCCGCTTCATCTTCATCGGTATGATATTGGTTGCAATCGTTTTTATGTTCACACCCTTTGCAACTATTTCTTTCACAAAATGCATTTACGTCGCTCATTTGATTTCCTCCTCTTTCTTCAACTCCGGATTAATCCTGAATCTAGCTTTATCCCATTCACTTTTAAATTTAGGATCGATGCAATTTTCTTTATTTTCATTCATTAAACTCTTGCATCTTTTTGGGTAAATCGTTGGCTCGTTGGCATACTCAAATTTATATCTACCATCTTTGCCTTTATATTCTTTACCGGTCCCGATGTACCTCGTGATGTTCCCTGGGTTAATTCCTGCGATCTCGAGAAGTTTGCTGTTTATAATTCCCTCTGCGATTAATTCACCGTTTCTGTAAACATTGTATGTATTTCCGTATCTCATATAATCCTCCATTCTATCTGACTTAAAAGATACTCTCCACTTGTCATATACTCATGCCTATCTATCTGCTGTGTATAAATTATCCCCGTATCGTTATCATTAATTTTTAAGTTTTGTTTGAATT